GAAATACGGAACAAAAAAGAGAAGTAAGACTGGTGGAACTAGGGCAGTAGTCCCAGCAGATTTTAAATAACCAATATGCCCATGAGAGTTGCCACGCTCGGTAAGGCATAAGATAGGAGAAACAAAATGGCAAGTATAAGTAAGTATACAGTAAGTGAATCCAACAATGTAGCTTTAGGTCAAGCTGGATGTTTATTTGAAGATGGTACAGATGCTATTACAGGTAAGAAGATAATAGGTATTCAATTCTTAGAAGACACTACATTTACAACATTAACACCGGAAAATTCGTCATATATAGGAACATCAGGTGGTAATGGAGATGCAATAGATTCTTCCAATACATTTCCGCAAGGGATTACAGTATTTGGTAGATGGTCTGGATTTACTTTAGCTAGTGGTTCAGTTGTAGCATATCTAGGCTAACATGCTAGGAATATCTAGTAGTTTAGTCAAGGGTGGTGCATCCCTTTTAACCTTTGTTAAGGACAACCTAAAACTATACCTTGACTTTAAGTCTAATAAGTCAGACACGCTAAAGTTCCCATCAGAAGGTTCAACATCGTTTGATGGTGTCAATGATTTTATACAAATAGGAGCATTAGGAGATTTAGGAACTAATTGTACAATTACTGCTTGGGTAAATAGAAGCACTACATCTGGTTCGCAATATCTATTTGATGCAAGAGGTGCATCAAATGGTGGAACTGGTTTTCTTTATTTTCCTACAGGTACTTCGAACATAAATTCTTCTTCTGGTACAAAATATGTAGATGGAGTTGAAAGTTCTACTCTTGGAGCTGATGGGTGGCATTTTATAGCAATATCAGGGATGACATTAAATGTTAATCAAGATTTTAAAATAGGTTCAAGATTAAATACAAATGAGTTTTTTAATGGCAAGATATCAAATTTTGCAATTTGGTCAAGAGCATTATCGCAAGAAGAAATCCAATCCATAATGAACAAATCCTATAGCCAACTAAAGGGTGTAGAAAAAACAAGTTTAGAAGCATGGTGGGCATTAGATACAGATTTTAATGATAGTAAAGGTAGTAACAATGGTACAAATAATGGAGCTACTATAAATAACACAGTATATGGTGGCAATGCACCAATCTTACCTCGTGCAGTTGATGTAGCTAAAGAAGGACAAGCAGATGCGATTGGAGATGGTAGTGCTTTGTTCAACGGAAGTACAGATTATATTGATTTAGGAAATACAGATTTATTTAGTTTTGGAAATGGTACAGTAGACCAACCCTTAAGTATTACATTGTGGGCAAATTTAGATAGTGATACTCAAAATATGTTACTATCAAAAGGTGTGTATAATAACAATGGAGAATATGTTTTATGGAGCAATTCAAATAACAAATTATCTTTTGAATTATATAATGGTGCAAATTATGAATTAGCTCACACAACAAATACAATAACAAGTTATGAAAACGAATGGATTCATATAGGGGTAACTTATAATGGAGTTGGAGGTAGTTCTGCAAACGCAGGAATAAAAATATATATTAATGGCATTTCTCAAGCATTAACCCTTGATGATAATGGTAGTTATACTGCTATGCCTAACACTACATCAAACTTACATATTAGTAATTACAATAATTTACA